TTAACCACAACTTTCAAACTCAATAGCCCAGTTAGATTTAACAGCTTTTGAGATCTCCACATTAGAATATTTTTCGCGCAACAGCTTGCTAATAGCTTCTCTATCTTCATCGTTAGCATTCACGCCAAAAATCACTTTTTTGATAGCATTTTCTCCAAGAGGAAGTAAAGTTAATCCGTTTATTTCTTTCAGGTCATTTCTATCATTGTATAGTATCATGCGGTGCTCTTTCTCATAATTCCATATACTTAACTTTGTTAGCAAGTGCTCCGTTGCTATTGAATATATTTTGAAAGCTCTCGAATTAAGCTCTTTTCTACCAGCAGATATAATGTCATCAGTAGTAAAAGAAGGTAACGCCTCATCGATAAGAGATGCAAATTTATCGAAATCATTTATAGTTAACTTACCTAATTCGTTTTTTTCAGAGAAATTTTTAAGCTTTTCACCAAACTTTCCATTAAACATATATTCACCAAAACTACGAATTTCTTTGTAAATCGTAGAAGCAAAGTTACTGGGCTTGCCATATTTCACTTGTGATATCAGTTGTCTTTGTTCACCGGGAAACTCAAGCTCAATCACTGCACCTCTGTGGTTGTCGGCATAATGAGACCACATGAGAATATTATCTGGTGACTCTGTTAGTGATAATACTCTGAACTTCTCCACATCTTCATTCCAACTATCCAGAAGTTCAACAAACACATCATTAAGTATTTTTAGTAGCTCAGGAGCTATACCTTCAATAAGCTGTTTCATTTCTGGTTTATCATTTATATCGCCAAGTGCTTGCTTCATTGCAATGTTATGAATTTCACTGGCCTCTAAGTCTACCCGAGCAAGGTCACAATCAAATGGATCGTTAAATTCAGCAGGATAAGTTACTTTAATACATTTATTTTCAAGAATTTTACTCAGCACATCAAATGTAACATATTTGTAGTATTTCATTTTAGGATCAAGTATGGTCATATAATAAACCATAAATAGTAGTAATTTTATTTATATCAAGACTAAATCGATAAATTTATGCTATTACACGCTTTAGCTCAGTTCCCGTTCTCCTAAACTCAGGCAAACCATTCTAATCACCAACCACCAATAACCTTCCCTTGTTCTGTCCGCCTAACAAGCATTAACCTCATTTCACCGAACGAAGGTAATCATTAAAAAGCCCGGTACTGCATTACAGCAGTCCGGGCTTTTTGCGTTTTACAGGTGATTGTGTGTCCCAAGCCCTTGCTTCAGGAGAGTCGAAAGCAGTACAGCCCAACAGGTTTGTTAACTCGTGCGCTGAACACAACAAGGAAGTTGTGTATTTTTTAGCGGATAAAATAGAATTGGGGGATTCTGGCACTTCCCATCCTTGCCTCGTCACTATTGCCCGCACCGGGCATTTTACCGATCCACGTTACGGCGATTTCAATCTTACTTTGGCGGATTTTACTCAGATGATCCGCAATTTTGAGCGCGGTGTGTATGGTCAGAAAATCTTCTACGACGTGGCGCACAAGCCAGAGCACGGCAACGCAGGCGAGATCACCCGTTTGTTTCTGCAAGGTGATCGTTTACGTGGCGAAGTGGTGTGGACAAGTTACGGCAGAGAAGCCATTCGCGAGCGCGGGTTTATTTATTCGTCTGCCGAAATTCACCCCAATTACCAGAGCAATGAATACAACGAAAACGGCGAACGCCAATCGTTTGGTGTTACGTTGTTGGGCGCAGGGTTGGTTACTCGCCCGTGTTTAAAGCATCTCGACGAAATCCAGTTATCACAGCCCGAACCAAACCAGCAAAGCGCGAATATTCCTGTATTTATTTGCTCCGAATTACTCGCAGATCTTGCACCCTCACCGCCCGTTCACTCTCAAAACCCTAAACATCCGGCGTTAAGCCTTAACCAACCACAAACCCGATTACCAGCCAATTTGGAGGAAGTCGAATTGGACACTTTCATTAAATCGTTACAACAACAGCTAAAACAAAAACTGGCTGCACTGCATCTCAACAGCGAACAAGCCAGTACTTTCATGCAACTGGCTGAGCAATCGCTAGAGAATCAACCCAACCAACAAGCAGCAGAAAGTCTGATTGCACAAATTGAATCGGCAGCACAAGCCCTGAAATCCTCTGGCTCTGATCAACCAGTTACCTTGTCGGTACAGCAATCGGGTTTAGATGAAGCAGGCGTAAAAGCTTTAATTGAACAAGTTCAGCGCCAACAAGCCGAAGACCAGCAGCGTAAACAGGATTCTCAGGCAGAAAAAATTAAGCATTTTACCGGTGCTATTAACAGTGCCGAAGGGTTGAGCGACACGGTTAAAACGCAATTAATCGAAGCCAACAGCGAGTTTATTAGCGCCGCAATGAGCGACGAACAAATCCAGAAATTTGCAGAAAACCAGATTGCCCAAGGCCAGCAAATGCTAAGCAACCAACAGCTTTTGCAACTGGGGTTCGATAGCTCATTACATTCAATGCAGCCAGAAACACCACAGGGTTTGCTAACTGGCGGAATGAACGGCGTTTGGCAAGGCATGAGTAATAACGACAGCAACGGTTCCGGCAAGCTCCAAGAGTTTATTCACACAGGGTTGCGCAACACCAATGCGTTTTCTAACGGGCAATTGCACCTGTTAGCGGAAGACAAACTGCCCGCTTTTTGCCGCAAAGTGTTAGGCGCATTCGATCAAATTAACGCGCCAACTTTGCGCCAGGAAGCCATGCAATTATCGGGGCAAGCTAACACTATGACTAACGTTAACTTGCCTGTTGGCGTTCAGCGCGAAGTGATCCGCGAAGCCCTATCGGATTTACGGGTTCTGGATTTAGTGCAAACCCGCACCGATTTAAATGCTCAGGCTGTTACTCAAATTCCTTACGAAGTGCGCAATGTGTCGGGTATTCCTAACGATGGCATTGTGTACGAGAACCAACGTATTCACAAAGTGGGCGTCACCCAAAAAATGGATCTGGGCTACGTGCTTCCCATGAAAATTGCGTTTGAGCTGTCCAATGAATTAATGCATTTCAGCCGAATATCCACCATTAATTGGGAAGCCTGGGGGCGCAATGTGTCCTCAGCCGCACGCGCCATTCGGGAATTAATTACCCGCAGAATCGTGAACGAAATGCAGCGCTATGCCGATTCATTTAACGCCATGAATGTGGTGAATGAAGATGTTAACCCACAGTTAGCCACGGGCGCGGCTCATATTAAACTGGCAAATTTTCCATTAGTCCGGCCTTTTCAGCAGTTCGATTTACAAGGAAATCCAGTGGGGCTTGCCGAGCATCCGATCACGCTCACCATTAACGGCAATGTCATTGCACCTTTTTCACCAGAAACCGAACAAATACCGGGGTTATATTACCTTGTGGCGAACTACAACCTGGGTTATGTGTTCATAGTGGATGAAAGCGGCGAGATACAAACCGATTTAGCCAGCAGCACCGCCACAATGAGTTATTCGGCAGCCACGAATATTGTAAAAGTGAATGCCGATGTGCCGCCGGGCAGTAACGAAGAAAAACACCTCAACACCTTGTTAAAAGCCATTGGCAGGCGCAAAGCGATTATGTCTGATGATCGTTACGTGGTGCCCGATTTTATGCTGTCCAGTAACACCCTAAACGACACCATGACCAACGCCGAATCTTTTGTGCGCGATTCCAAGCGCGACGGCACCGACACCAACAGCCGGGGCGATCTGGATCGCGTTAAATCTATCCCAGCCCACACCACTAATGTTGCTGGGCATCACTTAGGCGATGAACGGATCCTCATGGGACAACGTGGGCAAATGAGTTACACCATTGCCAAGCCCTATGCGCTATCGGAAATGCAGGAATCCCGCGACGACAAAGGCAATCTCACCGGGGGCAAAGAAGCTTACGGCGAGGAATATAACTGCGTGTATTGCCCTAAAGCCCTGCGCGACCGCTTTACTTCAGTGCTGTACTTTTCTGCCAGTGAACGCGCCAGCGCGTAATGGTACAGCATTGTTGTATTACCCCTTCACCTCTAACCTAAATAAAGGCCGCTCATGACTGCGCTACAACCCTTTACCAATAAAACTAACAAACCTGTTACCGTGGGTGGAAAACAGATTTTACCGGGAGAAACCCGCCCGGTAGATGCCCGTTTTGTGCCCGCCCCGCCTGCGGTGAATGCCGCGTTATCCTTGCTGTACTTCAATTTCAGTGATGCCCCCAAATACTTTGGTGAAATCGTTGTGCAGCCTGATACCTGCGCTCGCATTCCGGCGAATTTTCTGGTGAACCCCAATAGCAACGCCGATACCACACAAACCGATTTATTGTTAGTGCTGCTCGACGAAAGCGTGAATACAATCAGCCGCTTTTTAAGCGAATTATCACCCGATGAGTTGGCGATCCTAAAAGATCTTGAGCAACGGAAAGGCGAAAAACGCAAAAGCTTGTTTGAAGCCATCGACAAAGAAATCACGCTGCAACAGCAGATTACAGAGTTCGATCCGGCAGCATACCAAGAGCATTTAATCACGTTGTCTGATGAAGATTTAGAGCTTGAATTGCTCTCTGTCGGTGACGATGCAGCCAAAACCAAACTGGTCGAAGCACAGCGGCAAGAGCGGGGCTAACTGCAAATGGAGCAACCAAGCCAACAGCATTGGCATTTGAAAAAAGAAATCAACCTGGCCCATGTCATTACTACTGTGGGCTTGGTGGTGTCTGTGTTTGTTTGGGTGGGTGATTTAGATAAACGGATCACCACCAATGCTCAGCTCATTGCTTTTATGCAACAGCAGCAAGACAAAGACACCAAAAGGGTTGAGCGGCGATTGCAAAATATTGAAAGTAAACTGGATAAGTTATTGGAAAAATGAATGTTGCAACGCTTACAACGCACTTAAAAACATCATTAGGCGACAGTGAAGAATCTTTTCAGGATGATGATTTGCTTCGTTTGCTTACTATCGCCTTGGATGAATTCAGCCGTTACAAGCCGTTGACCTTAAATGCATCGTGCCGCCTAATGCCAGGCAAGCAAACCTATGATGTACCGCTCGATTTTTTGTCTTTCAAACATACTTTTTGGGGGCAATCGACGACGCCTTTATGGTCTAACAAACCCCAGCCGCTTGGACGGCCAGTAACGACACCGCAAGGTTTACAATTCCAACGCCCCATCACCCCAGCCCACATACAGCACTACGGAGCCAATTACGCTTACCTGTATTTTGCTAAACATAAAATTTTAGACAATGGCGACCTAACGCTTAGCGGCGACCATGATTTGCTGGTGATGCGAGCACAGGCACAAGCCATGCTGGAGCTGGCATTGCACAACGCCGATAAACAGCCCGCCGCCCATCAACACATTGGCAACCAGTCGAGCAACAGCAAGCCAATGCATATTCACGATACGCTAATGGCAGCATTTAAGGCGCGGCTCAATGCATAAGATCACCTTTGAGATTTCCGGCAAATTGCAGCAGGCCATGAGCGCGGCACCCAAAGCCGTGGCTAAACATTTAAGCAAAGCGGTGAACCGCGCCGGGCAAGAAGTCGCCAGAGAAAAAAAGCGCCAGGCACCCAAGGCCAACAGCACCTTAACCCACAGTATTCAGTCTACTAAAACCGACCGTTTCACCGCACTGGTTGCGCCCACGGTAGGCTATGCCCATTACGTGGTGTCAAGCTGGGATAGCCAAAAAGCACCGCCCAGCCCACAAACCATACTCGACTGGGTAAAGGTGAAAGGCATTACGCCCAACAACCCCAAACATACCCAACAAGATTTGGCCTTTGCCATAGCAAACAGCATTCAAAAACGCGGTGTTCAGGGCAATGATTTTGTGGCAGAAACCGCCGATGTGATGCGCGACAGAGTGTCACAAATACTCACTCAGGCCAGCCACAACGCACTAAAAGAGGTGGGATTATTGTGAGTGAGAGTGTGAATGTGAATGTGAGTGAGAGTGTGAGTGACAGTGAAAACAGCCTCACCAGCGACGGCCTGTTAACGGAATACCAAGATACCTTCAGCCGCTTATTGCCCGATTTTGCACCGGGCGCGGAAGTTACCCGGAATTGGCGTGCCCGTGCCGATATGCGCAACGCGGAATTACAACACGGTCATTTAACCATTTTGTACCAAGGCGAAGGCGGCAACGACGACAGCCAAATTTACGTGGGCTTTTTACTCATTGCTCGCCAGTACTGCGGTAAAGGCGCGAACGGCCTGAAAATAGAACAAACCGAGCTGCATTTACTCAAGGCAATACGGCGCATTCTTAATGCGGAATTACCCGCCGTGCAAATCACCAAAACCAGCTCAAGCCAACAGCAAGAATGCCCCGATGCCTGGATAATCTGCCAGTGTAAAGCCGGCCCTTATGATTTTACCTCCGACGACTGGTTAGGCGATGACCAGCAGATTACCGGCTTTAATGTTGGTCAGGCTCCGCGTATCGGCGAGGCTCATGAAAGCGATTATGTCGCGCTGGAAGGTTGCGAATGAAACACTGGATAGCTCGCACACTTGCCAGCTTGTTCGTGGTGGGCGTTATCGTAGACGTTCAAGCCGAGCCACTGCGCTACAAAGTGCAATTCGACGACAACCGACAAAGCAATTGGCTCATTCCTATCACCTTGGTTGCCAGCTCAGAAAAACACTGGTGCCCGCTGGATATCGGCACTCAGGTACTGGTGATCATGCCCTTTAACCAGTCGAAAGGCTTTGTGCTGGGCGGTATCTGGCAATCCAGATTTCCTCAGCCACAATCCGACCTGGATGTGTTTTACCGGGAATTTGCCGATGGCACAGTGATGAGTTACCACCGCACCAATCAAGAGCTTTACTTTTCAACACCCGGAAAAGTGATTGGCATGGCGCAAGGCGGGTTAACTTTTACTGGTGATATCTCAATCACCGGCAAGGTCAGCGTGAACGGTGCCATAGAATCCAATACCGAGGTTACCGCCAACGGCATCAAACTCACCGAACACCAACATAAAGACGTATCTGCAGGGAACGGCATTTCCGGGGAGCCGGTTTAATGGCAACAGGCGTTCACCAGCACACCGGGCAAACCGTCGATGGTATCGCTGAGCTTACCCAGCGTATGCAGCGCTGTTTTAAAACCCGCGTGGGCACCTTGCCACTGCATCCCGATTACGGCAGCAACCTTCCCAACCGGGTAGACGATAAAATGTTGCCGGGCGTGTTCGATGTGGATGTGTACGCCGATGTTGCCGACGCGCTGGCAAACCCTGCTAACGGCTTTACTTACGAATTCAAATTACACCGCGCTTCGCTCACATCGCAAAATCTTGCAAGCATGGAATTAACTTTGGTGGGCGAACTGCTGTTAAACGGCGCATCCATCACCATTGAAGGGCTGAGCATCAACGCGCCAGACACAGCAGGTGCTACGCCATGACCATCGATTTAAACCGCTTGCCGCAACCCGAAGTGGTTAAGCAACTGCAAAGCGCCGACATTTTAGCCGCGAACCTGGCACTGTTTGCCCAGCACATGCCAGAGCACAGCCTGAAAGTGGGCGACCCGGTATACAACACGCTGGCGATGATGGCCGCCAGGGAAACACTCATTCGCCAGGAAATGAACGATTACAGCTTAGAAAACATGCTGGCTTATGCCTCCGGGACGAATCTGGACAATCTGGCGGTGTTTGCCGATGTGTTACGGGCAGACGATGAGCACGACGACCAGTTACGCCAACGTGCGCAACTGGCACCGGAAGGTTACAGCACAGCCGGCCCGGTCGATGGCTACATTCAGCGGGCTTTAAACAGCGCTCCAGAGAAGATTAAAAGCGTGAGCGTGTTATCCCCATCGCCCAATGTGGTGAATGTGTATGTGTTGGCGTCTAGCGCGGGTGATGGTAGTAGTGATGTTAGTAGCGACGGCACCGCCGATACCGCGCTGTTAACCACAGTGGAAAAGGCGCTCAATGCCAAATATGAACGACCACTGGGCGATAAAGTCACCTGCTACAGCGCCACTATCAAACCTTACGTACTCGATGCGGTATTGTTTTTCGAGGCCGGCCCCAGCGCCGAAGCCGCCAAAGCCGCCGCCCTTGCCAGCGTCACCGACTACATTCACCAGCATCACCGCTTAGGCGTACCGGTGACCCGCGCCGGACTAATTGCCGCGCTTACCGTGCCCGGGATTTGGGATGTAAATTTGATTTCGCCCGCGAACAGTGTGATTTGTCAGGATAACGAGGCGGCCTATTGCACCGCCATCGATGTACGCCTGAACGGTGAAAGTCAGAACGGTGAAGATCAGAACGGCGGTGAGCCAGTATGACAGCAGCCCATCAATCTATATTGCCCTCATCCGCCAGTGCCATCGAACGCGCATTAGAGCAAGTGTGGGCACAGCGGTTACACCTGATAGAGCGAGACATTGCTAACTTGTGGCACCCGGATCTATGCCGGGCAGACTTACTGCCGTATTTAGCCTGGGCGCTAAGCGTTGATGAATGGGTAGATAGCTGGGCAGAGCCAGTTAAACGCCAGGTGATTAAAGACAGCATCCGTATTCATAAACACAAAGGCACGTTGGGAGCGGTTGAACAAGCCTTAGCCACTGTGAATGTGCAAACCCAAATTACCGAATGGCACCAGGATAACAGTCTTGAAAACGGCACCTTTGTTGTGGATGCACTGGTAACAGAGCAAGGCATTGATTTATCCCTGCTTTCACAGCTTAACAATCAAGTAAGGCGTACCAAACGCTATTCACAGCACCACACCATTCGCCCCATTTTAAGTAGCCAAATCGACCAGAGTATGGCGCTTGGCACCCTCACGGCCAACATGACCACCGTTGAGCCTTACACCTTAAGAGAGCTTAATTCAGAGATGCCAAATATCCATATACTGGGCACCGTTACCGCGTTTAACGCCGTGGTGTATCCATATGATCAAAACACGCAGGGGGAAACATGAGCCAGTTTTACACCGTGCTAACCAATGTGGGCGCAGCAGCCCTTGCCAATGCCAAAGCCCTGGGGCAAGACTTACCCATTACCCATTTTGCCGTGGGCACCGGCGGCGGGGCAGACTTTGCACCAAGCGTGGAAACCGTGAAAGCGCACACCAGCTTAGTGGATGAACGCCACCGAAGCGCCATCAACGAGTTGAAAGTCGACCCAAACAACCCCGCACGCTACTACGCTGAAGGCATTGTACCGCTGTCTGTGGGCGGCTTTACCATTCGTGAAGCTGGCTGGTTCTTATCCGATGGCACCTTGTTTGCCTACACGGTGTATCCGCCCAGTTATAAAACCCTGGTCGCGGATGGCGTAGCTACTGAAGTGCCCATTCGCACCTACATTGCCACAGGCAGCGCCGATAATGTCACGCTTAAAATCGACCCCACTGTGGTACTGGCAACGCGCAGCTATGCAGACCAGGCCAGCGACTATTTACCCGTTACTCAGCCGATTACCGCCAGCGCCCGGGGACGGTATTTCATCGAAGCTCAAAATCTCACTATCACCTTACCCGCTGTTCAAGGGCTTACACCGGGGATAACGATTGTCTTGCGCCGGGCACTGGGTGTTGAGGCGGTGACGCTAATCACCACCGACGGCGCAACTATCACGGCTCAAGCCAGCAACGGCGATTTACACAGCTCCGACCAATTTGTTCACAACATGCCGGGGGCAATTGAGCTGGTACTTAACACAGCACTTAATTGGGAGGTAATACGTGATTAATGCATTAGATATCTGGGCAAATGGCGGCGGGTTAGCCGTGTTAAAACCGATGCAAACGGGTGATGTGTTGTTACCGGATGAAATATGTTTCATCCCGTACACCTGTGGCACTTGCCGACTGCCAGAGCGCAAAGATTTACAAGTGGGTGCGCGTGTCGTCATGGCTAAATCGCTGGAGCAAGGCCATAACCCACTGATACAAATCACCGATGGTGCCATTTTGTACCTCAATAACCAGGTGTACACCGGGCAATTCAACCTCTCCCTTCCTCGCCTGGAATTCATTTATAACGGCTTTGGCTGGCAAGAGCCGGATTTCTCCGGCACCGACACCAGCAACGCCGCTCGCAGCGGCATTGCCAAACACCGCGAGCGGTGCTTTTACCGTTCCGGCGGGCGTGGTTGAAATTGTAGTCGATGTAAAAGCCGCCGATGGTGGTGGCGGTGGCGGCGCTCATGCAGTGTCCAGCTCCAGCCAGCCTTACGGACAAAGTGGTAGCAGTGGCGGCAGTGGTGCCAAGGTATTGGGCGCAACCATCGCCGTGACACCCGGCGAGGTTATCCCCATCACCGTTGGCGCACCGGGCGGCGGTGGATCATCTTACGGCTACTGGGCAAGCTCAGGAAGTTATTATAGTTTTGCGCGCAACGGCAGCAATGGCGGCGACGCAGGCATTACCCACGCAGGCATTACCCAGCTTGGCGACTATATCAAGGTTGAAGGCGGTAAAAGAGGTTATGGCGGTGTGGCGAAGTTAGGCGACCCGGCACCCACGCCCCTAACCATTGGCGCTGGCGGTAAAGTACTCACCAATACCACCGACGGCACCCCAACCGATGGCACCGACGGCGCTGGCGGTAAAGGTGGCGCAGGTGTTTCCCATCGTGGCGGCTCTGCTATTTCCCAGCGCGGCAGCACAGGGGCGGCAGGTTACATTAGCATTCAATGGGAGGTGAGCGCGTGAGTACCAATATCAACCCAAACACAATAAAAGTTGCGGTGGTCGATAACGGCATTGTCACCAACCTGATTTACATCGATGCCAGCGAAACACTTGCAACAAATCAGGTCAGAGTGAAAGAGGCGGCATGCCTCAGCATTGGCGATAACATCCCCGATGATTGTTTATACACGCCGGAACAAACGAATTAACTCAAACTCATCTAACAAACTAACGAGCTAACAAACTAGCAAATAGCGGAAGCCCACGAAGGTATCGCGTTAACCCCTTAATTGGAGCAACACGGTATGAATCATGGTGTTTTCAGTGGCGAAGGACAAGGCGGCGCACAGCCCATTACCCTTGGCAGCACAAATTTTGCGGTGGTGATTGGCACGGCACCCGATGCCGACCCCGCCGCTTTTCCACTTAACGAGCCAGTGCTTTTAGCAGGTAGCGACAAACTGGCCGCCAAACTCGATACGGTTGGCAATGCCTCCGGTACGCTTCCCGATGCTATCCGGGCAATCTTAGACCAACACACCGGCGCACTGGCAATTATCCGCGTTGAGCGTGGCGCGGATAATGCCACAACACAGGCCAATGTGATTGGCGGCACCGACGCCGCCACCGACAAACGAACAGGCATGCAAGCCATTCTTAACGTACAGGCTCAATTTGGTGTGCGCCCTCGCCTGCTGGCAGCGCCGGGCTTTACGGCTGATTTAGGTGTGGCGAATGCCTTGCTTACCCTGGCAAACCGTTTGCGCTGCATGGCGTACATCGATGTCACTCACTTAAATGCTTCCGGCACCAATTACGCGGATGCCGTGGCGTATAAGGCCAACTTTGGCGACCGCCGGGCTGAATTATGCTGGCCGCCAGTCATCAACAACGCCGGGCGCGAAGTGCCTATGTCGGCCTATCGTCTGGGGCTGGAAATGAAAAAAGACGCCACGCCCGGGCAGGCTTACAGCGCTTCAGCAAGCAACCGGCTTTTATCCGGTATCACTGGCTTAACGCACCCCATCGAATACAACGAAGGCGATGCGGCTTGCATGGCTAACCTGCTCAACGGCAACCGTATTACCACCATTATCAACGATGACGGCTGGCGTTTATGGGGCAACCTCACTTGTGCTACCGAGCCGAAATGGCAATTTGCCAATGCAGTGCGCGTGAATGATGTTATCGCTGATGCCATCCAGTACGCACTGAAATGGGCGCGAGACCGCAAAATCACCAAAACCTTTACCGAAGATGTCACCGACGCGGTGAATACCTTTCTGCAAAACCAAACCAAGGCCGGGAACCTCTATGGCGGTGAAGCCTGGGCCGACCCAGAGCTAAACACCCCAACCAACATTCAGGCTGGGCAATTCTATATGGATTACGACTTTACCCCGCCAGGCATTGCACAGGCTATTAACGTCACGTCGCATTTCACCAACAAATACGGCAGCGCTGTTTTCAGCTAATCCAAGCCTAAAAAAACAGGAGTAAAGAAACATGGCAGAAATCCCAAAAGTATTAGTTGATTACGCAATGCAGGCCGATGGGCATGGTTTGGTGGGCGTTTGCTCAAAAATCAAATTGCCACAACTGAAAGTGATCACCGAAGAATTACTGGCTGGCGGTATGGCGGCGGCAATTGATGTTGATATGGCCGCCGTTGAAAAAATGGAACTCAAAGCCACGTTGCTGGAGCCAAAAACCGAAGTATTAACCCTGTTTGGCCTTGGCAACGGTAACGAAAAACCCTACACCTTCCGCTCTGCGCTGAAGGGTAAAGGTGCCGCTGAATCTTTAGTGGTGAAAGTGAAAGGCAACCTCAATGATATTGATATCAGCGACATTGAACGCAAAAAGCCCACAGAAACCGAAGTGATGATCAGCCTGACCCAGTTCGGGCTATTCCGCTCTGAAAAAGAGCTGATTTTCATCGATGCCGAAGCGGGCATTATCCGGGTAAATGGCGTGAATAAACGCGCCGACATTAACACGATTTTGGGGGTATAAGGTGAAAGTACTCAATGCACAACGTGCCCCCAACGCCTATGCCTTTTACGGCTTATCGTCTCAAGCCGACGCGCTGAACCTTGCCAGGCAGGTTTGCGCCTGTTTAGACGATAACCCCGATTCACTGGGCGTGGCACTGCTGTTAGAAACCGCCTGTGCGGAAACCCAGTTGGGTAGCTATCCGGATCATTACACCGACGAAGGACACGGCCTGTTACAAGCCGACAACATTGGGCTTAAAGACGTACTCGCCCGGTGCCGTGAACATCATCGGCAAAAAGTGCGTGAACAACTGGGCTTCGACGTGGCAAACATCACCGCAAGCGACCTGCAAACCTCGCCACTCAAAGCCATGGTGATTGCCCGCTTGCACTACAAATTACGCCCCGAACCCATCCCCGAAAGCCTGGAAGAGCGGGCGCACTACTGGAAGCAGTTTTACAACTCCACGGCGGGTGCTGGCACCCCGGAACATTATCTGAAAAGCGCGAAGGAATATCTCTACCAAGGGTGGCTTAGCTATCAGGAGCCGGAACTATGAGTGTCATTGCAACCGCATTGTTGAGCGCTGGGCCCTCGTTGTTACGACTGTTTGGCGACAGTAAAGGCGGTCGGGTACAACAAGTAACCAATACCCTGGCGACGGTGCTGGATGCCACGCAAGGCCGCCCGCCAGCAGAGCGCCAAGCCGAAATAGAGACCAAATTGAATCAGCTCGATCCGAACATGGTGAAAGAGGTTCAATTGGGCTTAGCCCAAATCGAAGCGGAACGGGAAAACAACCGGCTAAACCACGATTTAGGCATGCATACCGAGCAACAAAAAACCATTCGAAGCAGCCAGGATATACAAGGCACTCGCCCTGCTATTGCAAATCGTCACTCTTATTTCACGGCTTTATACCTGTTTGTTTTTGAAGGCTTAGAAGCTTTTTCTTACGGCACGGGTGCCAATTGGGAGATAGCCACCTTACTGGCTTCACCAACCCTTGCTTGGTTCGGTTTCCGTACCTGGGACAAATTCAGTCGCCAAGGCGCAACCCGTTAGTACAAGACGTTAATTTCTACCCATCAATTTATTTGTTTTTTGAAGGTTCACTATGAAACACAACCACTATTTACCCATCACGATCACGTTACAAGTACCAAAGGAGCTGGACGGCCAATTAGTGAAAACACTCACTATGCGCCCGCCCATTTGCACCGATGTACTGGTTGCCACCACACAAACACAAAGCGAAGTAAGCCGCGATGTGTTGCTGTTTGCCAACCTCACCGACACCACACCCGAATTTATTGGCAGCCTGGAATTTTATGATTACAAGCGCGTTGAACAGGCCAACGACTGTTTTTTAGTCCCAGTGCAGCAACACTTAGAAAAGCGATCCTTATACTTTCCCGAGCCGGATACGGCAGCATCAACGAACTTGAACAGCGAAGCCTTGCCGACCTCAGCGACTGGCTAACCGTACACAACGAGTTGAACAATACCGATGGATAGTAACCAGGTAAGCATTGAGGTTGGTGCCAAACTCAACCGCTCAGTGGGCACCGCCTTTGATACCACCGCCAGCAAAGCGCAAAAAGCCCGTAAAGCCGTGTCGGGTGGCATGGCAAAAGATATCAACGCCATTAACCAGGCGAAACAGGCACAGCAGCAATTTGATCGCACCCTCTCCACCACAAACCGCGCCCTGAATAAACAGAGCTTTAGTTTGTCGCGCACCGCACAAGATGTGCGCGGCTATCTGCGCGATGTGGGCAAAGCCAGTAAAGCCAACCGTGTATTCAGTCGCTCCGCGCAGGCGGTAGGCCGTGGGCTGGATAATATGGGTAACCGTTGGACAGCCCTGGGCGGTGGTGCCGTGGCAGTGGGCACCGGGCATATGCTGGTTGGGCTGGAAGAGCGGTTGGAACGATTGGGCATTCAGGCGAGAAAACCCGCTGAAGAAATCGCCAAGCTTAAAAAGCAAATTTACGAAGTGGCAGAAGCGCCAGATATTCGCATCGATCCAACCGCTCTTCTCGATGCCGTTGATCGCATCGTGGAGAAAACTGGCAACTACGAACTGGCACAACAAAACTTAGCCAATATTGGCCGGGCGGTGTCGGGTGCCGGTGCCAGCGGTAACGATATTGGCTCCCTGGTGGCTGACTACTGGCAAAAATTTAAAATTGAAACGCCAGAAGAAATGTTTCAGCAACTGGATTTAATGGTGAAACAAGGCAAAGAAGGCGCGTTTACCCTCCAGGCTTTAGCTACCGAAGGCGAGAACGTGACCGCCGCTTACGCCAATACAGGCCGTTCCGGGGCAGAAGCTATCCGGGAAATGGGCGCATTGTTGCAAGTTGCCAAACAAACCAAAGGCACCTACAGCGAAACCGTAGAAGCGTTTCAATCTTCCATTGAAGATATGCTATCCAAGGTAGATAAGGTCGAAGCCATTGGCGTGGAAATTTGGGATCAAGATGCGCTGGACAACGGCATTAACAAAATGCGCTCTGTACCTACCATCATCAAAGAAATTATTACCAACACCAACGGTAACCCGCTGGAGCTGCAAAAAATCTTTGGTGAAGTGGGTATTTTGCCTGTTGCCAGGCTCGCCGTTGAATACCAAAAATCCGGTAACTTCGACGAACTCAACCGCTACCTGAAACTGACCGCCGACGGCACCGAACTCACCCAAGACAGCGAACGCGCCGCCAAAACTGCCGCCAGCGGCATTAATGCCCTAACCACAGCCTGGAAAAAATTTGCAGATGAAGAGTTAACCGGCCCAATAAAATCCCTCACCGAATTAATCGACGGCATCGAGTCCGACACCTTAAATACAGGTCTTAAAATTGGCGGCGGGGCGGCGGTGGCACTGGGCACCTTGGTTGCAGGGAAAAAGGTGTTTGATGTGGGCCGTAAAGCGGCGGGGTTATTTGGGCGTGGTAAAAAGCCCCCTGCCCCGGGCGGAAAGGGATTGGGTGATGTGGGTAGCGCAGGGATGCCGGTATTTGTCACCAACATGCCTGGTGCGGGCTTCGGTGGTGACGGCAAACGACGCGGGGCTAAAAAGAGTTTTGGTAATGGTGGCAAATTAAGCCGCCCCACAACAACCGCATTACAAACAGCAACGTCGGTGCCTGCAACCAAACCAACTGGCTTTACCCGCTCTACCCGCTCATTAGTGAATCACACCAGAGGCTTGGCAAACGTTGCCAGTAACAACCTGATACCCATCACTCTGGCTTTGGGGGCGCTGGATATTGGTACGTCACTCATGAGCGACGACAGCGCCGAACAGAAAACCCGTGATATTAGCGGCGCTGTTGGCGGCATGGGCGGCGCATTGGCTGGCGGTGCCGCTGGTGCGGCTATTGGCTCTGTGGTGCCTATTGTAGGCACGGCTATTGGTGGGTTAATCGGCTCCTTTATTGGCGGGATGGGCGGCAGCGCCATTGGTGAAAACCTTGCCGATTGGTATCTGAGTGATGATGAGCCACAACCGCAAAATGAAAAAGTGACAGAATCACATTTTGAACAATCAAAAAGTGAAATCATATCTGCCACACAGAGCCATACAGCGGTTACCCGTGAGCTTCGCACTGAAAATAACAACCAGGTTACCCAGCTTACACAGCGAGATACGGCCTTAGTCAAAGAACAAAGCGAATCAACTGAATCACTCACCCGGGAAGTGGAACGCCATACCACCCAATCCGATCCCATCGCCTTACAGGTGAACACCGCCACGCAATCCCCGGCAGTGAATCACAACAACCAACAATCGAACACCGCCGTACACGTTACCATGACCAACCACTTTAGCGGTGCCAGAACCGGCAACGAAGGCAAACAAGCACAGCAAACCATCAACGATATGGTGAATAATCTGGAAAGTGGCGGTTATCGGGTGGCACAAGTGAAATTTGAGGATGAATAACCCATGTCGGCCACCAACGAAACCCTGTTAGCCCTGGGCGAATATCGCTTCAGCATTGCCACTGCCATACTGAATAAAATTCAGCGGGATTTTGCCTGGCGCTGGGCAGACATCAATATTACCGGCGGTAAACCGCAATCCCATTTTATTGGTCAGGCGCTGATCGAGCTTAACCTGTCTGCCACCGTGTACCCGCATTATCGCGGCGGATTAGCACAAGTGGATAAACTGGCTGAACATGCCAGCCAGGGAAAGCCGCTGCGCCTGGTCGATGGCACCGGCAAAGATTGGGGCTTGTTCACCGTTCGCAAAATCGCGGAAAGCCAGGAACAATTACGCATAAAAGGCCGACCGCTAAAAATCACCTTTACTCTTGAGCTAACAGAATACAACGGCTTGCAATAAAGGAGAGCGTTAACCATGCCAGCCACTTACACCACGGTCGAAGGCGACATTTTAGAGCGCATTTGTAACCGACATTACCCCGGTATGCCTAACGCGACCGTTGCGGTATTAGCCGCCAACCGTGGCTTAGCCAAATTAGGCGCAGTGTTACCCAAGGGCATCACAATCACCTTACCAGTACTCACATCCCCAGCCGACACCAACACCCATACCCTGTGGTAAGCCATGCAATTTCATTACAAAATTCTGCACGCCGGTAACGACATTACCGCGCGCATTCGACCGCTATTTATACGCCTGGAAATTAACGACACCGCAGGCAATAAACCCGATACCCTAAGCTTGAGCTTGTTCGACGATGGCAAATTCACTTTGCCTGAGCGTGAAAGCGTGCTGGAAATCTGGACGGGCTACCACGCCAACACCCTGCATTTAAAAGGCAAATTCACGGTCGAGGACATTGTGTTAGGCATTGCCGAACCTGTACTGGTTATCCACGGCAGCGGTGCCAAGCTAAGAGGCAGCTTTAAAAGCCAGCGCGATCACACCTGGCACCAGGTCACACTTAAGGACATGATAACGAGCATTGCCCAGCGCAACGGCTTTAAACCCGCTGTAGCGCAAGCCTTTGATGATATCCAAATAGACCACATCGACCAACGCGGTCAATCCGACGCCGATTTAACCCGCCAGTTGGCAACCCAGTATGGTGCAACCCTGAAAACCACCACCGACCGTTTAATTTTTATTGAGCACGGTGCCAGCAAAAGCGCCAAAGGTAACGCATTACCGCCTGTTAACCTGGCAGCAAATCATATTGTTAAAGGCCAAATTACCCTAAAAGGCTCGCCCTCAGTAGACGGCGTAAAGGCGTGGTATTACGACACCGACCAGGCCAAACGTATTGAAGTGATTGCCGGTGATCAAAACGGTAAACGCTTAAAGCAGCTCCCGGGCGACTTCGACACACCCGAGCAAGCACAAGCCGCCGCCACTGCCGAATGGCAAAAGCTGCAACGAAGCGAGTTCGAGTTGGCAATACAGGAAATGCCAGCGGTGCCACAGCTCACCGCCGAAAGAATAGTGAATATTACCGGGCATAGACGCAGCCAAGTGAATCAACAGTGGGTAATTGAAGAGCTAACCGAAACACTGAGTGAGAAAGGGTTTGTGCAGAGAGTGAGAGGGATATTATTTAATAAATAAGAACCATTGAAAAGAATTAGCCACCTTATAAAAAAGCCGCGAGGATTACTCCCCGCATAACCTTGTTTTTATTTTTCACTTTGAGTGTCTCAAAGAGTTATAAAATGTAGCCCTCTATTCGAACACCAATACTATCGAGTATTTTTTTAAATGTCGGTATTGAGCAATTTTGATAATCACTTTCTTCGTATCTGATAATTTGCCTTTTACTTACTCCTACTTGTTTAGAAAATGCATCTATTGTTATTTTTTTCGCAATTCTATATTTAATTGGAATTGTGAGTAACTCTTCAAAGGAGTTGATACTTAGTTCAGAAACCTTAGTATTCTGTAACCTTTGATACTCATTGATTTTAGCTTCGAGATTCGAAATTTTCGATTCAATTTTTGCTATTTGAAAGTCAACCAATTCTTTAGGAATTTGGGAGTTGACGGGGCAGTTAATAGATTTTTTTAGTCTATCAACTGCTTCTATCGAAGCGTTTAACTGCTGACTACTTCGTATCGTCATTGTAAATTTATCCTTATATTAAGGACGCTAAGAAAAAATTTCTATGAGGTGAAATTCAAACAAATCAATTTCATTACCCTCAGAGTCCATTTTCAGACAATCCAAATATGACGGTTGATTTGGGTCGTCTGATAGAGAAGCTAAAATAAACTCTACTTTAAATCTAGTCTCTACGTGATCAACTCCACCATCAACAAATTGAATTACATCTGCGTGGTTATCGAATGAAACGGCACCATTTAGTATGGCATTGCTATTTTCAGTATCAGCAATATTTCTGGGGAAATATGCTGTTTTAAATCCTAATTCATAGCAAAATGCCATAGCCTCAACTACTCTTTTAGAAAGCTTTTCGCCTTCAGGGTGTCCACTAAAAATATCTTTTACATCTTCTAAGTTTTTGCACACGAGTTCCTTAGCATGCCTAACATTAAGGAGTGACATTGACCTTCCTCTTGTTTAATTTGATTTAATATAATTCTGCCATCATGAACATCTTCTCGATTAGACATCTCTTTGAAATCACCGAAGAACACTTTCAATTTTTCTATAGCCAATTGAATTAAATAAAATAAGATATACTCTTTTTTGAAATATTTTTTAAACGATGTCTCTTTTTTATTCATTGTTAATGTACCCCAGTATGCAAAGATTGAAATTAACATTTCACCAAACTTATTAAACTTAGCCATTTTTATTACCTTATAATAAAGCACTTAGTTAAAAATTATATATAACCCAAAAATTAGATCCGCGAAACTTGAAGTAAAATAAGAATCCATTCAATAATTTAATGTTTCTCCTAATTTGATATCGATGCATTAATTATTAGCAAAAGTTGCCACATGTGGCAACTTTTATTAAGCATTTAAATTTACACTTTGGTTTTGAAAGAGTTAGTCGGGGTTCTACGTTTAAGAAGAGAGTGGGCAAATTATAAGAAGCTGGGGGTCCTAAGCCCCCAGGGCGGGATTCCACTTTGCTTAAAAAGTAGTCAAACCGCACGATTAGAAACTTTTACTCAAAGTTGAAGGGTATTTTTTGAGCAACAAACCTTTAGTGAGAGTTCTGACATTGGAGATTTGTAGCTCATTTTGATTGTTAATTGAGCCAAATAACCCTAAAGATATTGTGAGATCTCGCCCTGCTAAGCCCCAAAGCTCTCGCCATCTTCCCCCACTCTTTCTAACACCGCTCTTAAATTGCTGGCGATGGGGCTGAGTAAGCCGATAAGCTGGTTTCGGGTGAGTTGTTCTAAGCTGTCGTCGTTGGCACAACACAGCGCTATCAGGCCATCTACTGCCCAACTGGTTTCGCTGAGAATATTATGTGCGTCGTCGAAGTTTTTGCACTTGATCATTTGCGGGATCCCTCGTGATTTTCTGAATGTGGATTGGGTGTCGGGAGGTTCAGAACGGCTCACAAGGTACCGCGGATTTATTTCCCCGAAGGGTTTTGTATTCATCGCCCTCCCGACTCTGAAAAAGACGGGATGCAGCCAAACGCACAGGCGGAAACCACCTGGCATTAGGCAAACAAATACAACGCTGTCGGAGTTGTGGCCGCTTATGATGAGGTTCTGACGCCTCGACCCGCAAACTATAGTGTTTATATTGCTTTAGTGTCAACGTATTAGCCAAAAGGCACCCGTTTTATGTCACTAATTTATGTGGAAGCCGTTCCATCACTTTGGCTTTTCGGTTAAAATCCTTCCAAAATATTGATTTCCGTTATTTCCATGACAAACAGTAGTCGTTCTGGAGGCGCATTCGCATCATGGCATTAAAAAGTACCAACCCCATTCATATTCAAAAAGCCGGATTATTAAAACGCTCGCGCGAGGAAGCTGGGTTTACCCAACAAGAGCTGGCAAACCGCTTACAAGTGAGCAGAGAAACCGTTTCTGCCATTGAAAATTGTCACCGGGCAGCAATGAGCGCGTTATCCGAGGATTTGAGAGAACAGTGGTGGAAAGTGTGTGAATCTGGTGCATCCATCGACACCAAGGTAAGCTTTGTTAATTTGATCACCCGAATCTTTAAGTTGTAAAGGTTTAGTTATGGTGGTGCTAAGGCCATTCTTAAAACACGCTGTGTCGGCATTGCTTATCGGCTTATTTTTAGCGTTGGGCGTGTTTACTTTGGGTAAAGCGCTACTTTTCGATCGCATCTTCTTTGCCGCCCTTCTATTCCTGGCTTTTTTCTTCAGAAAAGATATCAATTTATTGGGTGTTATCTGCATAATCATTGCTGAGCGAATCGTGGAAGAAGTCGGCTTTTTAATTATTCTCGATATTCCACCTTTAAAGTTCCTGTTTTATGGACTGTGTTTGTACATGCTGCAATTTCGGCTAAAGGACGGATTAGTGTGGCCTGTTTTTATCGCATTGCTGGCGTTTATTGGTGTAGAGATTTATTGGTGGCTAACCGATTACAAGTTTATCAACACTCACTGGTATGTGTTTCTGATTAGTTTGAATTTGCTGGTACGCAAGGCGATTTCGTCCCGCGCATTCTGGACTGTAGAGAACTTAAAAAAAGGCATTCACGCTGAGCCATTGAGACTGGATTATTATATTTATCAGCTCGCAGGCGCACACGCGGTGGTTAACCTGCTTATATTAGCTGAATATATGGTGCGTCATTTGTGGCAAACAGACTTATTATTAATTCATTCCAACTACGCTTTAGTAAACCATATCCTTGCTGTTCTTTCCTTATTTCTTCTCGCTGACCAATCCATCAAAGTTTCACAAATGCGACATATGAAAGCATAGATTGTCAATACTGTTTACACATCTTCATAATAGGATGTGGAATATTCTCCACACCCTAAACCTAACATCATTTTTATATGAGGTAAGTTATGAAGATCAAACACGTTTCAATTGCTATTGTTTTACTGCTTTTATCCACTCAGGCCATGGCTACAGGTGGCAAAACCGTTGACCCCGCCTGGTTTATGAGTTTTTTCAGTTTGTTCTGATTCAGCCTTACTGGTTATCAGGCGTATAACTGCGCCTGTTAACCTTTTTGGTAATTTTTTTATGATGTGTAAAAAATTCCATAAATTGTTTTGTATCATCTGCCCATGATAAGTGGTTTTAGAATTTAAAAATGAGCAGAACTGATTTACAGCGGTTGAAGGAAGCAGAGCAATTGTTGCTCAGGCATGTCGCGATTATTCGAATGAAGTTTGAAAATGATATGGAACGGGCAAAAGCCATAGTCGAACTCAAAACAGAAGCGCTACTGTGGGCGCAGCGCTGGGATCAGTCAAACTAACGACCTTAACTTACCGCATCAATTACTGTTGTGATCCCCAGTACATCGAGCGTGTGGGCGGTAGCCCCTGTTTTAACCGCATGGTTGTAGGCGGCAGCAATAACCCGCGCTTTTTGCTCTGCGCTGAGCATTATTTGTTCTTCGATTGTGGTTTGCTCAACCAGTTCTACAATACCGCGCATTACACTAATGTTTACCTTACTTGCATCGTCGGGAAGGGTAAGTGGCGCAGGGAAAACCTGTTCAGTATTTGGCGTTTGAGCTAACAATCCAGCCGCTTTTTCGTCGCCAAACAGCCCGTAGGTGCCAACTTCACCTTTTATTATCTTTTCTGCTTGCTCATGAGACAAAACCGGAATACTGAGTTGATGCTGCTGATTTAACGCACTCAGCCAATCGTATAATTCTTTTGAATACCTGCCAGAAACAACATCCGCTTGGGTAAATTGCAGTGTTTGCTCTGCTTTTAATGCGACTTCCGCCGATTTTGCTATCACCAATGTTGAAACTGTATCGAGCTTTACAACAAAAACAGTGCCATTTTTTTGAGGATTTGCAGCAGAACCAGAGGCCGGAAAAATACCGTGCAGATAAGCAAGAAATTCAACTTCACCGGGAAGCGCGGTTACGTTAAAAGGTGCGCCAATGTCATTGAGAAACCATTTCAAATTCACGTTTTCAACGCGCTGAATAAGGCTTAACAGCTCTCCATCTGGCACCTTACCGTTTTTCATATTGGTAATTTTGCCGTCGGTTAAGCCAAGTGTTCTGCCCCAACTGTAGAAGCGTCTTCCGTTTAAAATTCTTTCTATTTTGTCGTACATTATTGCTATTTCTGGCGTTAAATATCGTTGACAACGCTAATAAAAGCGCTTTAGTATAGCAAGCGTTAACATTATTCGCTTAAATTAGCGTTATTCAACAATGTAAACTCTAACTGGAGAATTATCTATGTCTGGTGGTGAAACATCAATAGTGAACCCGATATTCGCGGTTCGCAGCCTTTCTTTAAAATTACGATTACAACGTTTGGCGAATTTGGAGCAACGCACGTTATCGCAAATGGCGCGGATCATTTTAAGTAAACATATGAATGAAGAGGAAAAATCTCGTGGCTTGGGTGCTATTGAGCAAGATCCGGAATATCAAAAACCCGTGTGAACCAGCGGTTAAGTTCCCTTGCCAGCGCCAACCAGCAAGGGAGAAGTAGAGGCTCACGCTCAATCATATTGTTAAATCGCCAAATTTAACGAGAAAGAGAATGATAGCTTGGACACTTTCAACCTCTCGATGATTTTAGCGTTAGTCCTGTAAATATCAATTAACTTTGTTTACACAGGTTAACTATGTCTTCATTTGCGTCTTCATTTGCAACCTACTTTACTGAGGCAGAAGAAACCCGTTTGTTCGCCACAGTAAAAAGCGTTAACGCACTTAATGCGAAGCGCGATTATTACCTCATGTTATTGGTACGGGAAACGGGGATCCGGCTTGCGATTTTGGTGGGTGCCGACCCGGTTAAACACAAAATCCACAATCTGCCACCCAAAGGGTTAACCCTTGGCGACGCTGAGCAATCGATCAGCGAGAAGTATTTGATCTATCAGGCCAGCAATAATAAACGCTCGCGCCACTACCCTATTCACCTATCGAAATCGGCCATCAATGCCTTAGAACAACTCATCAAGGTTCACTACAAAATGACGGTAGATTGGGAATGGCATATGCCTGTGCCAGAACGTCCGTTATTGGTTGGGCGTATTCGTGGCAAAGGATTATCCAGACGAGCGGTGCAAGCCAATATTAAAAAATGGTGCAAATTAGCCAACGTACCCGCTGGCACTATTCATTGGCTCAGGCACACATGGGCAAAGCGTTATTTAGCCAGAAGCACCAATAAAGACGCCGCTTTATTGCGTATTCAAGCGGTGCTGGGACATCTCAATTTAAATACAACCGCCATTTACACCAAGCCCGACAAAGAAGAACTGGAACGAGCCATGAGGCAAGCCAGCTCATGCCGCAAATGATCCGCATTGATTGGAGGCAGCAGTAATGGCATCCATTGCAGAATTGAAAAGCAAGATCGATTTGCACGATTTAGCACAGCGGTTGGGGCTTGAGCGTCCGTTGACCAATGGCAATTATCGTTGTCCGCTGCGCCCGGACAAACATCCGAGTTTGTCGATATACAACAATGGCTATTCCTGGCTGGATCATGCATCTGGCGAAGGCGGCAGTTGCATTGACTTAGTGATGTATGTGGAGCAATTGCCCGATGAATCCGAAGCCATGCGCCGGTTAAATAAAATGTATGGTTTTACTTCTGATCACGCTCACCAAACAGCGTATAAACCGCCAGCAAAATCACAAATTGAATGGATTGCCGATAAATGCATGGAGCAAGCCCACCGATGCAAAGCCTACCTGGTGGAGCAGCGCCACATTAGTGAAGCGGTAGTTGAATTTCTTATCAACCGTAAATCGCTGGGTTTTAACGATTGGCACAACATTGAATTACAGCCCGGCGAACAGGGCTACGGTGGGGAAGCCGTGGCCTTTTTTGCGCGAGATTTGTTAACCCATTCGATTGTCGGGATTGATTATCGCTACATCGATCCGACGCTTAACGGTGGTCGAAAAACCAAAGCGCAAGGCGTAAAAGCCGGTGCGCCTTTCATCCCCGACTACCACGCCTTAAAACGAGCCACTACGGTTTATCTGGTGGAATCGGCTATTAATGCCCTGTCTGTGATGACCGCTTTTGATGGCGACGCCCCAGGCAAATCCCAAGGCAAATACAATGTTACCGCAGTCGCACTGCGGGGCTTACACATTGATAGCGTTGATTTTCGTTTTTTACAGGGAAAGTTTGTGGTGGTGTGCATGGATAACGATAAGCCGATTGAAACCGGTCCACAACGAGGTAAAAGGCCGGGCGCAGAAGCGGCATGGAAAATATACGATGCGCTGGTGTCGTTAGATATTCCCTGCATGTTTGTAGATCACAAAAAATGGGGCGAATCTGGCGAGATAAACGACGTTAACGAGTTGCTGCAAAAGCGCGGTGCCGCTACTACAAAAAACAAACTGTGCTGTTATGAATACTGGCTCATTCCTGGCTTGCCCGGCAAGGCAAACCAGCAAGGTGATTTAGCCTCTTTTGGCCGCCAGCGTTTAATTTTGCCGGATCACGATTTTTCAGTTTACTGGCAATACCGGGTAAAACCGGACTTTATGAGTTATTTAAAACTCATAAAAGATGAAGACGGCACAGAGATCACCACCAGTTGTGATCTGGCTGGTTTCAGATTAGCGGCACTCAGTGAAATTAATATTGCCAGCGCAACGTCAGCGCTAACCGGAGAAAAAGACAACCAGCCCCATACGGTTTATGCCGCCAGCGTTCAGGTGCCACGGGATGCATTTCACCTGAAACGTTATGTATTTCGCGATGAAGAACTTCACAACATCGAAAAGTGGAAGCGCTTCGGGCCGGTGTTTCGTCCGGCTTTTTTCAGCCGTATGTTAACCATCATGGAGCGTTGCACCCACATAGGCAAACGTCAGGCGATTAACTTTGTAGGGATTGCATGGCGCGACGGTAAACCCATTTTAAACGAAGGTGCCAACTGTTATTTCACCGAACCAGACAAACAGTGCCCGTACCACAATTTAACCTTTCCTTCTGGCTCCATCGATCAGGCTCAGCAGGTAATAGAAGCCTACGCTCACACTTTTAAAAGTAATGCCGGATTGCAACTGCTGGTGTGGGCGCTTGGGGCACATTTAAAAACGTTTCTTGGAAAATGGCCGCACATGGTATTGCAGGCCGACAAAGGCACCGGGAAATCCACCCTGATCAAACACCTGGAACGCACCATTAGTTTTACCATGCTTTCCGGCCAGTCGATGAAGTCGGAATTTCGCCTGATCACATCCATAGCACACACAACCCACCCCGTTGGCTGGGAAGAGTTAAGCGCACAAGGCAAACGCTACATTGATTTAGCCGTTGCCCAGTTGCAGGAAAGTTACAACTACACCATAACCCGCAGAGGCTCCGACATGTTGGAATACGTATTAATCGCACCTGTGTTGTTAGCCGGGGAAGATGTGCCAGTTGATTCTTTGCTGGGCAAGGTGATCCGCGCCGACATCAATAAAGGTAAGGGGCAAATGCTGCCACAAGATTTACCCTGTTTTCCGGTTAAACAATGGCTGCAATACTTAACCCGCTTTTCTCGCCCCAAAATTAACGAGCTGTATCAACAATGCATTGCTCAGCTTCAAAAAGATTGCATTGCAACTGAGCACGACAACGGCGCAATTCGAATGCGCGACAATTACGCCTGCGCTTATTTAGCCTGGCAGTTGTTATGTAAATTCAGTGGTGTCGCCAGCAATTACAATCATTTTCCCACCGATTTAATCACCGAAATGAACGGGCATATCAAAGAAACCGACGCCGACCGCGAACCCTGGGTGTGGATTTTAGAGCTGATTTTTGGCGAACTCGACGCCGGGTTGTATCGGCACCCCTACACCTTCAGCATGATAGAAAATGTCCGTTGCGTACTGCTACGCACCAGCCATGTAATGCAGCACATTAGCCAATCCCCAGCCTTAAAAAACAAATACGACGCCTTGCCCGTTAAAAGCGATCGCGTACTTAAACGACAACTCATTAAAGCCAATGTGGTGCAAAAAGAAGGCATAGAAAAAATCATTTTTGGACGGCGGGTTTCCAACCTGATCGCGCTGTCGTTACCGGAGTTAAAACGCTTTGGTTTAACGCCCTCAGTGCCGGATGACACTTATTTTTCAAGTAAAGGAAGGGGTGATTATGGATGACATACAACAGCTTTTTGCCAGTGTACGCCAGCGCTGGCAAGTGAATACGGGTTTTCAGCCTGTAGAGGACAATTGCACAGTGGAAGTGCGTTTAAACAACGGTCAACTGCGAACCTTAAAGGCCAGCCAAATCAATTGGACACTTTCAAGCTCGCCTTTCGCAGTAGACCAATTCCGAAGAGCGCCAACTCTTCCCTATTAACCCAAAATAAGTAGAGGTCATCATGACAAAGTTAAAGCGATACGCTTTCGTTTCTATTGCCAGCGAATATATTCAAATCCCTTACGAGGATTTACCAGCATTACTGCAAGCCTTAAAAGCTGCACAAGGTGTTGTCAGTTTATTTCGCCACAGCACCAACGTGCCAGAACAGCGCGCACCTTATCGGCTCAAAGAAACCAGTACAGGTTCAGAGTTTAGCGTTCAGGTATATGACTACCCCGCAGCCACCAAAGCAGAAATCGAACTGGCAAATTCTGCAAAGGAGGAAGCCAATCATGATTAATTCACACTTCTTTTATCGCGCTCGTATCGCCAGTAAACACCGCATCACCGACTTAGCCGCTATTGCCCGGGTTTCAGTGGGTGAGTACATGGCTTTTGAGGCCGGAAAATGTCGACCTAACTGCCAGCAAACCGCCGACGCGTTGCTGGCTTGCAAGGTTCGCCCCGTCGCCATTATGCAAGCCTCGCAGGAAGACACCACTTCGCTTACATACCGATGTTTGTATTGTGTAGCGCTATTCACGAGCTTGCTACTCATTGCCGCATTGGTGGTAAAGGTAATCTGGTGTGCAAGCACCGGGGCGCAGCAGGTTTAGGGCTGGGAGGATGGAACAATGAGAGTAACTTACACCCCTGCGGAATATGCGTTGTCTGTATTGCACGGCAAATTCACCGACAGAACCGTTTTAAACTGGATTAAACGCAAAATAATTCCGGCAGAAAATGAAACCGTAGAAAGAACCCCAACAGGACGTTACCTGATACATGTTGCACAACCTAATCCTACAAAAGTTGAGCAACATTTTCAGGCGATCATTGCTCGCAGAAAAAGGGGGGAGGCGTGAAAGCATTATGACACCACGCAGAAGAAAAGCAGACCGCACCAATTGGCCTAAAGGACTTTACAAGAGAAAACACAGAAACATAGTGCGGTACTTTTATCGTTTTCGGGATCAAAGCGAAGAATGGCTTGATCCCGCCTTATCAGAAGTTGAATGTGTTCAGCTTGGCAGGATGTTGGAAGAATCAGATAGGAGTCCTGTTATTCTCAGAGAAGAAAAAATCGCAGCTAAAGACCCGTTCAACATACCCATGAGCGAAGCGATTGCACGAGTTAAACAAAAGGTACAGGAAAATCAGGAATTAGGCCGGGAAAAATGGCGCACCTTTGAACTCGATTGCGATAGGTTTTTAACACTATTCGGTGATTTAAGAACCTATTCCTACAACGACCGCCATGTAAATGAGTTTTTGCAAACATTCGTGATCGATGAAGGAAAGTCGAACGGAGTTTACAACCGCAAGTTAGATTTTTTACGCAAGGTCGAAAAATGGCTGCGCGATATGTCATTAATCAACACATTGTATGCACAAGGCAAAGCAAAACTTAAACAGCAGGAAAAAAGAGAGCAACCATTACAGCTTGAACAATTCCAGGCTATATACCGCTCTCCCCTGTGCCCTCAATACCTAAAGGTAGCCATGGCGTTGTCGTTCCAAACCACACACGCCGTGCAAGAAATATCCAAAGCCACTTACAAACGCTGTGAATATTTTGATAAACCTGTTGTCGATCCGGTATCTGGGTTACTTGTGTTTGGTTATCTGCGGATTCACAGGCTAAAAGTAGAAAAACATTTAGCGTCGCGGGTTGAAATACCGATAACAGCAGAGCTTGATCAAGTGATAAAACTGTCGCGTTCCGACGATATTGTTAGCCCCTATATCGTTCACGATGCGCCCCCAAGAGGCGTTAAACCATCACGGGAATGCGACCACTGGACGCAGTGCAGCAGAAGCAAAATCAGCAAAAAATTCAGCGAAGTGCGGGATGCGCTTGATTTAGATCTAATGGTGCCCAACCCAAATAAACGTCGTGGCAGTGATGATCCCGACTATATAAAAGTGAAAATGCGCGATGCTTCACCGGATCAACGTCCGGGCTTTCATCAAATAAGAGGTTTAGCCATGCGTTTGGTTGCAGAAGCTGGCGTTGATCCACAATCAAGAGCCGCACATACCGACGGCAGATCGACCAAAATTTACACCGATAACAAGATAGAATGGACCCGTGTTCCGGCTGTAAATATCCGGTTTTAA